CTATTAAGTGGTTGTTAAACAGGTCTTGAAACAGATCTTCAAATTGTTTATATTGAGTTAACCCTGTAGCAAACTTAACTTTCTGAGGACGGTTCTAATCAATTGGCTACAAATTGATGTAGGACACATCAAATGAGAAACGTCATGAACCACATAATCCATAGTCGATTTGTGGCTAGTGTTTCTGAATTAAAAAAGAATCCTACAGCAGTTGTACAAAATGCTTTTGGCGAAGCAGTAGCTATTCTGAATAGAAATAATCCAGAATTCTACTGTGTTCCGGCAGCAATGTATGAACGCATGATGGATCTAATTGAAGATCAGGAACTAATTAAACTAGCCGAGCAAGTTGATACTGACGAAACTGTGAAGGTATCTATTAATGAGTTACGAGCTAGAGTTCTCAAAAACAGCTCTTAAAAAGTTTGACAAACTTAACCCACAAATCGCTGAGCAGTTTATTCGTAAGCTGGAAGCAATCCTAGATAACCCTAAGATACCGAAGAATAAGCTGAGAGGATCAGTTGATCTATATAAGATTAAACTGAAATCAGCAGGATACCGCCTTTTATATCAAGTCAAGGATGATGTAGTCGTAGTTCTTGTTCTTGATGTAGATAGGCGAGATGTTATCTATAAACAGATGTGATATAGCCCGCTTTTGCGGGTTTTTTATTAATATAAAGTCAGTTTTCTAAAATGGAACTGATTAAAAACCAATAGCAAAAACATCCTTAATCTTGTTGCATAAATCTGCATTTTGAGCATCAAAATTATGCAACAATCTAATCCGATTTTACTAAATCAGCTTAAACAAGATTACATTGCTCTACAGCAACTTGGTTCACCATTATTAGCGTGTCAGGGGATGTTTGTTCCTCGTGGCATGGAAGACCTTCGCTTCTTATTTAAAAGTTGCCCACGGCCAATTGTGAGTAATGAAGATCCAGCAGAAGTTCAATATGCGGGTGGATTTACTGGAATTGTTGCTGGTCCCCCGAAAACCCATTACACAGGCAACCTTCAAATCCTAGTAACTGAAGCAGGGCATGATCAACTATTAGCTGAATATGTCGTAGCTAGTGGTGGAATCATCCATGGTGATTATTACGATGGCCGTTTAGGTAGTTTTACCCGTTCTTATGCACTTGAAAACTGTGCTATACGCTTTGAGTCAGCTGAGTATGATTCAGATAGCCGATCTCAAGTTATGACAGTTTCTTGCCCAATCGACTATAACTACTTTGGTAGCTTCGCAAACATTGGTACCAACGGCAGTATTCAGCCGGGTAAAAAAGAAATTGATGGTACAGCTGAACTTGTGAATCGCGTTCAGCAGGTAATCAATACTGCTCAACAAGCTGTACGCAACTCAACGATTAATGCGACATCACGTACATTAGGCAATCTTTTCGGGTAATGGCTATGAAGTTATTACCTGAATCTGAAGGGTATGCTGTAGTTGCTGGTTCTATCCAGCAACTTTCAGAAGAACTCTATAAAGAATATCAATTATCGGGCTATTCAATTTTGCTTGATGATATCGTGAAAGCATTTTTAGATGAGGCAAAATATTATGCCGGATGGGCTGTTTTAGATTGTCAAACTAAAGCTACCACGAGTATTGAACTGAATGAAACTATCGAACTTAGCGGTGATGAGTACGTAATCATCCAACCTTTAGTAAAAGCTCACTGTGATCTTTTGCAAGCTAGATTGGTTGAAGCTACTCGTGGGCTCGGAGTCGAAAGTTATGGGCTATCTGTATCAGAAGCTCAACAGAACTATAATGAAAAGAAAGACGCTTTGCCTAAACTTGCGTTTTGTATGGCCCCAATGAGTTTTAATTTTAACTTGGGGAACCGTTAATGCAAATCACCATTGTATCTGCGGGTAAAATTATTCCAGCGTCTGAGCTGATTAGTGCAACTTTAAGAACTGATCTCGTACCTATTCCCGCATCTATTGAGTTCACAGTTCAATCTACTACTGAATTAGACTCCCTTTTAAAAGAAGGGGAGCTACTTACTGTAAATGACATATCTCATCCTTTCGAACTTATCAAAGTTACCCCTCTAAAAACTCAGACTATTAAACAAGATCGGCGAGTAGGTGGCATCTCATGTATTGGTATTTTGGCTGGTTGTAAAAGACTTATCGAATATTCAAAGCAAGCAATTATTAGTAATGAAACTTCTTTTAATTCAGTAATTCGAGCTTGTGGTGCAACGATCAGTCTGGGCAGTGATTTACCTTTGCCTAAATTTGTTTGTTTAAAGGGTAGTATGCCTACACAGCGCTTGGCTCATTATCTACAACAAGAAGCGGCTGTAATTTGCTTTCAAAATAATAAAGTGTCTGCTCAAAAAATTGATTCTTTCTTTAAAAAGGAACCTATCACAAAACTAGATCCTAGCAGTGTCGTTTGGATATCAAGTAAACCTCTGGAACTGATGCAAAAATCATCTTTTGTCACAGTTGAGAATAACGGTTCAACGGTTGTTGGTGATGACTCAATAACCCCAGGCCACACTGTTACGCAAAGAGCTGGTTTAGATGCCCGACAAGTTAAAAACTTAGAAAAAGTTTTGATCTTGCGTGGGAACCATTATTAGACCACTAAATTTGAACTGGAATGCAGGCGATATATTCGAAATAGATAGTAAGAAGTATGTCGTTTTAACTGCTGCACATCATATAGATACAGGAGCAATCGGGGGATCAATGGGGACTTCATCAAAGTTCTGGATTGCTAATTTGTAGGTCAAATATATGAATGGTTTAAAACGTGCAAAGATTTTAAGTTACAACGCAAAAGGTCGTACTGCACAAGTACACATTCATGGTTTAACTGATGGCGCGAGTGAAGGAATTACAGCAACTTTTGCCTATCCAGTCGGCGATAGTGATTTAGATACAGAAATTCAAATTGTGGATGGGGAAGACGTCTATGTCTTCTTTGAAAATGGTAATGAAGAACGTCCAGTAATCCATAGTTATGTCAGTCACGGAGACGGCGCGATTGTAGGGGTGCGCCGTATTCGACAAGACAATATTGAATTTATCTCTAAAGAAAATTTAAAAGTAGATTCTGGCACAACCGTTTCAATCAAAACGCCGTTAATGAATGTACAAGCTAATACTCAACAAACTGGTAATAGCACATTAACGGGAAATAGCACTGTAGTGGGTAATACTTCAGTTGCGGGCAATAGTGCTGTAGCAGGTAGTATGGCCGTTGGCACAACGCTTACGGTTGCAGGTGTGCCTATTGACCCTAAAGCTATTGAGGGTGCATTTAAAGACGCTCTTGATAAATTAGAAAGTTTAAAGGAAGAGTTAAAAGAACAAGGCGAAAAAATTGATGAAAATAAAGATCAAGTAAGCCAAGAGATTGATGAAAAAATAAAGGAAGTAGAAGAATTAATAGAAAATATTAAAGATTCTGATGCCTATAAATTGCTTGAAGAAGGTATTAATCACATCGATGAAGAAGTGCAAAAAATACATGATCAAGTAAAAGAAGTTGGTCAAATTGCGCAAAGTAAGGTTGATGAAGTAAGAGCTTATATTGATCAAGAAATTATTGATACTAAACAGATTGTTGAGCAGCATGTAAGTGATGCCAATATTCGTTTAGATGAAGCAAATCAACGTATTGATCAGTCTATTCAAGCGAATGAAGCGCTGGTTGCAGATGCTCAGCAACGTGCAATTCGTGCTGAAAAAGAACTCGATGACAAAATCGGATTTATTAAAAGAGAAACAGATTCAATCATTGCTGATGTAAGAAGTGATGCAGATGAAATTCGATTAGTCGCAGAAAACGCAAAAAAAGTTGCTGATCAAGAAGTTCTAGACCGTAAAAAGCAAGCTGCTGATACTCTTATTTTTATTGATCAAACTAAGGCCGCTTTAAAACAAGACATTGATCAAAACTTAGTTAAAGCTGGTCAAATGATTGATGATGCTAAATTAGCATTAGGTGAAGAAACTAATACCCTCATCAATCAAAAAATTGAACCTATTGTTAGCAAAACTGAAGCTGCAGTTAAAAAAGTAGATGAATTTGCAGCTCAGTATGTTGAGCTTGATAAGAAAGTCGATTCTGGTTTTCTAGCTGAAGCTGAAGCACGTGCAAATGATAAAGAGGCTTTAACAAAAAGTTTTGAGCTTAAGTTTGCTGAAATGCAAAACGAATTGGGTAAATCAAATGCCTTAATTTCTGAAGAACTAAAACTCTTGCTGCTCAAGATAGAGCTTTTACTGAACAAATTAGTACTGCCCAGTCTCAAATTGGTGATAACAAAGCGGCAATTAATAATGTTGAACGTACAGTAGTTGATCTTGGTAAATCTGTTGCTGAAAAGACTGATCAAATTCAAGCAAGTTTAGATACCACTAATGCAAGCTTGTTAAATGCTACTGAGTTAGCGCGAATGCAATCACTTGGTAAGCCTTTGCGTGATGATCCTACGTTTCTTTCTGGTAATGGGGGGTTAAGTGCCTATGTTGTACCTTCAGGTTCAACGTTTACTCGACAAGCTAAATCTACTGATAACCCAGTAAATAGTACCCATGAGATGCTATTAAGATCCACTGCTTCTCTAGGTGGTGGCTGGTATCCGACTGTTCCAACTCTTGTTGCTGCTCCTAATAAAACGTTTTTAATAAAACAAATTATTAAAATGCCTAAGGGCACTTATTTATTACCAGTTGGCAATGCTACAGGTACGGGTGGTTATTTACGTGTACTTGGGAATAAAGAAGGTACTGGCAAGTTTGAGGTTTATTACTCTGTTGTTCAGTGTGGCTATGATGCGCCTGCAGCTATTCATGGGCATTTCCGTGTATTGCTGGCACTAATCCACCTTTACCAAGCACTTCAAGCCCAGTTGATGTAATCCTTGCTGATTATGAAGTCTGGGACATTACAGCACTTAATGACACCATTCCAAAAGCATGGCGTGATCAAATTACTGGAAATGCTTCATATATCGAAAAGGTTGAATCATCTGTAAAACTTGTTGATGAAAAGCTTGTTTCAGAAGCAAAAAAACTTGAAGAACTAAAAACCGACTATAATTCGAATAAAACTAAAACAACGTCTGATTTAGCGACAATTGCTCAATCAGTTTCTGATGGTGATAAAGCCTTATCTTTACGTATCGACCAAACGAAAGCAGCTCTGGAAGAGGCTGATCGTCAGTCGAATGCAAATATTCTAGAAGTTACTGAGTCACTTGCTGAATTTGAGCAGTCTACTACTTCGAAATTTAGTGAACTTGATACAAGTATCTCTAAAGAAAACTTAAAGGTACAAGGGCAAATTACTGATGTTCAAAAAAGTGTTTCAACCCTAGAAAGTAATACAAATACAAGAATATCTGGCCTTTCTTCTTCACTTAAAACTACTGATGATATTGCTAAACTAGCTTTCGATAATGCAGCCGAAGCGCAGCAAACTGGTACAACAGCGGTAAAAGCAACTGAAGCACTTTCTCAAAATTTATTAAGTCTCAAGTCTCAAACTCAAGTGACTACTGGTGTGAGGGCAGTAGTAACAGCAAAAGGAATTGATGACTGGTCAACTTGGCGAGCTACAGGTGAAGCTAAAGTACTTCAAGATTCTGATGCATTTGGCGGTTATATTCTTGAGCTTGGTAATAATGCTGGCAATGATGAAGCTTGGGTTCATTGGAAAGAATTAGTAAAAATTAATCCAGATACGCTTTATCGGGTGCGTGCACGTTTCCGTCGTGTTGCTGGTGAAAATGGAAGTATTTATTTAGGTGTTGCATGTAAAACAGCAGATCAAACTAAGTATGTAACAACTACAAATAATCTTGCTGCAGACATGGGCTCATCAAATTACTTGTTGTCTGCCGTTAAGCCAAATTTAGGTGAATGGCAAGAAGTTGTACTTTATCTGAAAGGAAAATCTACAGGTGCAGCTACGGGACTTGGAACAATTGATAATCCGCGTACTTTCCCAGCACAAGCTGAATTTTATGCCCCAATGTTTATTGGTAACTATGCGGCTCAACCAGGTATAAGTCAGCTTAACTACATTATCGTTGAAGATAACAACTCTTTAGCTTCAGCAAATGATGCAACAGCAACCGCAAATGATTTATTCAAAACTGCTACTAATAGAACTGAGGCTGAAGCAGAACGGACCAGTAAGCTTGAATCAAGAATGCAGAATGCTGAAACAGGTATTCAGAGCAACTCTCAAGCATTATTGAAAACAGCTACAAAGAGTGATCTTGATAGCGCCATGGGGCGTGTGGCTACTGATATTACAGCTGCTGTGATAATATTAAGATTGGTGGTGTTAATGCCGTAGCTAATTCAGAAGCGCCTCGAAGCTCCACAGCATCAACTAGCCGTGAATACTTAATGTATGAACGTAGTAAAGAGCTCAAAGCTTTTTATGACGAAAATTTAGATAAGCCGGTTACTATTTCTTTTGACGTGAGTGTGCCGGTTGCTGGAACTGTACAAGTATATTCATCTAATGGATCCGCTCATTTCTTCACAACATCCGTAACAGTCACCAAAGCAAGTGAATTTCAAAAATTTGAAGTTACTGTGTTTCCTAAATTACACACTGGTAGCACAACTGAATCGACTATTGAGTTTTATGGTACATATGGCACAGGTCGAATTCCTACAATTCAAAAATTACAGATCGAAGCTGGTAATAAAGCTACAGCGTGGAGCCCTAGCCCACGGGATACTCAAAGTTCATTAAATGCTAATGCGGAAGCGATTAAAGTTACTCAAGCTGAAGTGAAGAAGCATGGTGATACTTTATCTTCTCAAAGTATAGATATTTCTAAGCTTAGAAATGATCTAACTTTGACTAACACTGAAGTAGGGAAAAAAGCCTCAAGTGAAGCACTTGAAACAACAAATTCAAAAGTAACTGAACAAGCTGGACAGATTAAAGCAGTTACTGAACAATCAAATACCTTATCAGCAAATCTTAACAAGTCTGCACCAGCTGGCACGAATTTGTTAATTAACTCTAATGTGGTAGGAACTTACAATGGAGTTTCATATCCTCATCTACGCTATAAACTTGGTGAAGAATGGGAAGTAGGCGCAAAATATACGCTCTTGTGGTGTGCTGAACATACACGTGGTGCTGGTGACACAAATTCAAATTTAGCTGTTTATGCTGGTGGCGGAAGTCAGTTTTTACAGCAGGTTATCAACACAACAGGTAAAGTAATCAGCAAAATCACCTTTACAAAGACTTCAGCTGGAACAGCAAAAGAAGTCCACTTCTACATGCTAAACAAACCAACTGCAGATAAGAATTCTGTAGGTACTGTTTACTGGGCCGTATTGGTTAAAGGGGAATTCATAACTACAGATAATTGGATTGCAAGTCCTTACGACTTCAATGCAGCATTCGATAAAGTATCAGCAAATTTAAATGAATTTAAACAAACGTATGTTACTGAAAGTACTGCTTTAGCTAAAAAAACTCAAAACTTAGAATCAACAATTAATGATCCTGTAAATGGTTTGGCTGCACAGGCTAAACAAATTTCCGACCGGATGACTAAATCTGATGTTGATAGCGCAATATCAACTGCGACCGAAGCATTGAAAACAAGTATCGGTGGTAAGGCTTTTGACAACATCGTTATCGGGGGTAATGTCGAAAAAAGTAAAACGGGTGGTTATTTACAAGTATCATATCCCTTAGCAAAAAGTTTAAATGCACCTGGTATTACTGTTACCGTCAGAGCAAAAGTTACCTTTGATAATGGAGGGAACAATGCAGCCAATTTGCGTGTATATATTGGCGGAGGTAATGTATTTAATGCAGATGCACCTATTTTTTCAGCTAGTAAAGACATCTACGAATTTACCTTAACTACAATTTCTAGAACAGACGCAACTGTTGTTAATTTTTATTGTTTTCCAAATTCGTCAGCAAATGCTAATGCCACTACTACAGTGCATTGGGTAGAAGTTTTTGAGGGTAATAATAAAGCGTTAAATGATAAGGTAAGTACTTCAACTCTAATTAAGGATTACTCTTCTAAAGCAGATACTGCTCAAGCAATAACTTCTGCAACTGAAACCCTTGAAGCTAAATTTCGTCAAAAATTTGGTGATCTATGGACTAACAGTTCAGCAACTCTTGATAGTACTCGTTATACAAAAACTGAGACTAATCAAGCGATTGCAGAGGAAAGTAAAATCATCAAAGCCGCTATTTCAACTAGTGGTGGTGATAATATTATTAAAAATGGTGATTTCTCAAGCCCTTTAGGCACCTTAAATTGGCGTCAAAATTCTGCTGTGGCAGGTAATCTACTTGAAGTTTATAAAGATTCAAAAGGTGCTACTTGGGGGCACTTTAAATCTACTGATACAACTACATACTTTAAAGGGTTTATTGAAACTCTGACATTGGCAGATGGTTTAGAGATGAATCAGAAGTACACATTGTCATTTAAAGCAATGTCGTTGACAGCTGCACAGACTCAAATTTTATTAATTATACACCGTCGAGATTCATCAGGTAGTAACAACCAAATTGTTACTACATGGAATAACATTTCGACTGATAAAGAAACATTATGTACTTATACCTTTGATACAAATATTATTAATTTACAGCATATTAACTTAATTTTATATTCGCAAGTAGGTTTTGCTCCTGACTTTTTAATTAGAGAAGTGCAACTTGAAAAAGGTGAGTTAGCCACTGGTTTTAGAAAAAATCCTCGTGAACTAATTAAGGATCTTGAAGCTAATGCTTCTGCAATTGAGGGTACTAAAGCGGATGTTCAAAAAAACGGTGAGAAGATTACTTCACTTGCAGAGAATTATGCGACTTTAAAATCTACTGTAGACAATAATAAAACTGCTGTAGATGGTAAGTTTCAGGAAATTAATTCAACTATTAGTGATAATCAACAGAACACCACACAGTCTATTAATAACTTGGAATCAAGTTATAAACAATTAAATCAGGACCTTGGTCAAGTTTTCAATTACCGTGTTTATTCATGTGGCTGGAATGGCTTTTTCACAGGGATTAAAAACTTAAAGGGTGAAATCAAATCAGTAGCTTCAGCTCGTGGTTTTTCAGTACATGTTTTAGCAGCTGATGGTTCTGTTGCTTCTTCAACTAGATATGATACTTATGCAGCTGTAGCAAATGCTACGGCAATGAGTAACGCTATTGCTGCGATTCCAAATGACACCTTTGTTATCGTTACAAACTACGACAGTATTGGGGTAAACCTAGCACCAGTTAAGAATGCACTAATTTCATTAGGTGCCAATCCATTCACACTTGATCAAATAACGGGTCGGGATGCATACATTTTAGTTGGTCAGAAGGGGATTGGTTCAGGTCGTGGTATAGAATTGCATGCAACACCAGATACTGGACCAAATGGGGCTAAGCAAATCATGCTTGCAGTCCAAGTAGTTAGTGGTATCCCGATTGGTCTGGCAAACAATAGTGGAAACTTACAAAAGGTTTTAGAAAACCACGCACAAATTCTTCAAGAAAAAATTACAAGATCTGATGCGAAAGAAGTATTTGCTGAGGAAATCAAAGTTTTTAAAGCACAACTTGATACTTTACGTTACTCAGAAGAGAACTGGATTTTACTTGGTGATGATACTAAAAATTTAAGTATTTCTACTGGTACAAACCGAACTGTAGCTGTTTGGGAACTGCAATATAAACACAAGGAAATTCCAATTGATAAGGGTGATCCAATAGTTGCGAGAATCAAATACACAGCAACTGCAGGATTAGTTGGCGCTACATGTAGTATTCAATTTCATGGTGCAACTTATAGTGTTGGGTTGCCTTCGTTTGTTGTAGCTGCAAGTGGTGAAATAGAACTTACTGGTATTTTCCCATCTGATTTAAAAGCCTCTGCTTTTGAAGCTATTCCATTGGGTTTACGGTTTGATAATGCTCCATCTGGTGGAACATTTACTGTAACTAATATGTTTATTAGCCGGGGTAATTCAGCGCCAAATTTTAAGGGCGGATTTAGATCGTCTCTTAAACAAAATGCTCAATTTGTTGAAGATACTTTTATCAAGGCTGATGTAAATAAAGGGGTTATAGCTCAGCAAATTCAACAATATGATGCAACTGTACCTGGTGGTTTATCTTCTGTAGTAAAAACAACAAAAGCTACAGCTGACCAAACATCAAAGGATCTAGCTACACTTAGAAATACTGAAATTTCTCAGCTTCAAACAAGTACAAATAATCTTGGTTCCGCATTAGAAAACACAACAATGCTGGCGATGATGATTACTAATGGAAAATTGTTGCAGGGAGACGTAAATTTCAAAAAAGGTAACAATGGTGTATCTGTCTATAACAATGCCGGCAATGGGAACGTGACAGTTACTCGTGTCGCGAAAAGTGCTGATAACCCAACTACATCAACCTATGAAATTGAAATTAAAACCATTGGTGCTGCCAGCCCAACATGGGGTGGATTTGTTCAACTCGTTTATGGCCGTGCAAATGCTGTTTTTGTTATCAAGTATTTAATCAAGCTACCAGTTGGATATAAATTGGTGAATGCTGGTAACGCAATGGGGACAGGGGCAATTGATCGATTCATTGGCAATACTGAGGGTACAGGCAAATTCGAAACATATATTCGAATGATTAAATGTGGTGCTGTAGGTTCTTTCTCTAACTCAGGACATGTTTATGTGGCGGGAGGATCTACACCAACAGCTACTGCGCCTTTAGTTTGGACCTTAGCCCAAATCGAGCAATATGACGTTACTGATTACGCTTCAGCTGACCCGACTTTACAGGACTTTGTTTCTTCAGCCACAGACTCTATATCAACATTAACGAACTTCAAAGAAACTTGGGCTGCCAAACTTACTGAAATGTCTTCAAAATTAGACAGTAAAAACGGCGCTTATATTTTGAATGCGGATATAACAAATACTAATGTTGAGCGTGCAATTGCAGCATCTTCACAGAAAATTACTTCTGAATATACCAATGCTATGAGTGTGCAGCCATTGAGTTCAGGTGCAGGGAAAATTTTCGTTAAGCCTTTAACTTGGCGTCAAGCAATCACTACTTCGGGTACATTGGTTATTAAGACACCAATTACAGTTGGTGCGTACATGACCAAGGTTAAAATTTCTGGTTATAACTACAATAACAAAGAAGATAATATTTTCGATCTGGATTTGGCATTTTATGCATATACGTCAACAGTGCCATTTTATTCGAATATGACCTCTCGTTCTTTTGGTATCACTTTAGATGAAAGTAATGCTACGACTAAAGGTCTAGCTTTAGCTTTAGATAGCAATAATAAGGTGTGCATCTTAATTACCAAAAAATATGCTTGGTCTTACCCAGCAATTACAGTTGAGTCGGCCACTATTACTCATACAAATCCGCCAGATTACTTTAAAGATGGCTGGACGGCGGCCATTGAAACAGATTTATCAGTTTATAAGTCAGTTACGCCGTTTACAGTGACTTCAATGATGGAAACCACTGCAGGTTCACAAGCCAAAGTGGATGTTCCAATGGCTCAGTTAAGTGATATTGCTGCTGATAATAAACTCACACCAGTTGAGAAAAAACAGGCGAAGTTGGTTTGGGATACACTTTATCAAACTGATGCAAGCTTGCGAGCTGAGGCAGTCACTTATGGTATATCTTCTGCTGCTTATGCCACGGCATTCAGTACTTTAAATACATATTTGGCAGCTTTATTCGCAAATATGAATGTAACTAGTACGATTGACCGAAACCAGTTCATTACTAACTTTGCTAACGTGCACAATGCACGACAAGCATTAGTACGTGCAATATCGGAGAAGGCTAAAGAAATAGCTGATACTGCCAAGGACATAGCTTCTACTACAAAAGCGACATTAGAGCGTGATTACATGACGTCTACCAAGACGAATGAAGCAATCGCATCTTCAACAGAAAGAATGTCTGCACTGTATTCTGCAAATGGTCAAAAGATCATGGCTTCAGTACTCGAAACATGGCAAAAAGATTGGTTAGTAAAAACACCAAGTGGGAATAAGACTGAACTTAGTTTAGTTGCAGATGCAACATGTCGTGGAGGATATGCACTAAGAATTGGTAATAACGTAGGTAATGATGAAGCCTGGTTAAATTGGTTCACATCTTTGCCTATCGATGACAATAAATATTACCGAGTTAAGTATAGATTCCGCCGTGTAAGTGGTACCGGAGTTGTTTATGTTGGTGCGACCTGTCAAAACGCCAATAAAACAAAATATATTGCTCAAGATAACTCTGAAATCAATGATATCGGTTCAAGTCATTATTTAGTTGCAGGTACCGCACCAGCGTTGGGAACTTGGATAACTGGTACCGCTTACTTTAAGGGCCGATCTGCTGGTGCAAGTGCAGGTGCTGGCACTCTACTAAGCCCTAAAACATTCGCAAACAAAGCTGCTTTCTTTACACCTGTATTCATTGGTAACTATTCAGGTAAAGCTGGTGAAGTGGATCTAGACTTTATCGATATTGAAGATGCTGACAACATAGCTGATTTCGAAAATTTCAAAACCACATATACAACTGATGTGGGGGCATATGCTGGTGCATTACAAACTTTGGTTTCTGTTTACGGCCAAAATGCTATCAAGCTTAAATCACAAGCTGACTTGATTGATGGTGTGAAAGGTAAATACGTAATGGGTATGGACAATAACGGTGTGTTTACTGGTATGTCTATGGTCAGTGAGCAAACAAATGGAACTGTGCTCAGCTCAATAGGTTTCCAAGCGGATAGAATTTTCTTCACAACTGGTTCTTCTTCTACTAAATATATGCCGTTCATAATCCAAGACAATCAAGTTTTGATGAACAGTGATGTATTTATTAAGAATTTGACAGCCGCAAACTTTAAGGCCAAGTCTCTTACAGCTGAATTATTCAATGTTGACAAGTTAAGTGCCATAACTGGTGAACTTGGGACTTTAATTACTTATAAAGATCCTAGTCAGCCTCAAAAAGCAAGAATGGTCATTTCAGGGACCGCTTTAAAGTTATATGACGATAACAATATTGAGAGAATTTATATTGGTTTATAAATGGCTACATTCTTATTAAGGGACCTCGGTGGCAACGTGGTCCTTGATCTAACATCTAATCTTAGTATGTATACAGAAACGTTAAGTGTTGTCCTCCCGAAAGGTTCATCTATGGACACAATTGTACGAAAACTAGATACTGCTGAAAATCATCCAAGATGGTGGGCTTATGTAGCTTCTGGTGAAGTGTTATCTGCCAATAGTGCTGTAGTTGAGTCTTATTCAAATGGTATGGGATGTGCCATTTTGACTAAAGCTATGGCTATTGAGGCTAAGCTGGGCGATAAGATACTTAATCAAATGGATGATACTTCATCTTATTTATTAATTTATGATTGTAGAGCTTATTACAATACAGCTTTTCAGCAAACGGTTAGTATTCATATAGGTAAATGCTAATGGCTGAATACATCAAAATTCTCAATGATAATAAAGTGACAATAATTGACGACAGCTATAGAAACTTTCACCTTATAAATAAGTTTGTTAGGGAAGTCGCTTCTTCAGACCCATTACCTCCTGCAGTGCTATCTGTATCTGGTTACGTTAAGTGTCATGTTTTGAATGTTACATCTTTACAAAGACCAATTGTGGTATTTACAGGCGTTTCTGTGATGCAGGTCAGATATGAAGAAACTTCCACAAATAATTGGAAAATAACTGTAATTTTTGACACCTTAGACGACCAAGGAGGATTTAAATATAAGAATACTTTTCCTTTTACAAAAGCAAATTATTATGTATTTGGATTAATTACTTTATTAGAAAGTGGTCATTCGCCAAAATTACTAATTAAGAATGGTAAAGGTGAGATTGTATTTTCTAACTCCCACAATCCTTTAAAAGTAGTTAAAGCAGAAACTTTTTATTTAAAAGGCAGTGCAAATTATTTTAGCTCATGGTTATCAGATATACCTGATTATAATGCTAATAAGACTTATGGCTTGGCTTTAGCTTGTCCAGCTCATTATGAATATTATTGGGGAGCTGGTGGTTTGAGTTCTTATATGCATTCATACTGTACTATAAAGACTAACTCATATAGTGATCCAACTTTCTCAGGTAAGATCCTTCGGGGATATACGATACTAGCTAATGGTATGAATACTTCAGCTAGTCTCTATTCTCCATTTCATAGTCATTTAATAGTTGATATTACTGGCTATTAAAAAGCCCCTTATTAGGGGCTTTCATGTTTAAGCAGGCTGATCATTAACTGGTGGTTCTTCTACAAATGTGTAATTTACTGCTACCGACCCAGTCTCTAAATCCCAGCCTAGATTTAATGTTTTGAAAGCAGGACGGTTGTTAAAACGTTGCGCATTGACGATGTCTTGGGTTTTTTGAGCTAATTCAATATCCAAAGCATTAAATACTTTAACTTCGGCCATGAGCTTTTCCTCTAATTAGATAAGAAATTTGTTCAGATAGAATTGCATGCAGTTAATTAATGGAATCTGTACGGTTCCAATTAACTTTGGAACCCATCTAAAAGTTAAAAATTATTAGTCATCAAAATACTTAATTATTTAGGTATTTTGGCTTAGTTATGTCTTCTCGGTTCTTATCGTTGTTACTCGGTGAAAATGTTAATTCATATGATCAGCAATTCGATACGTCTAATCAGGATGCAACAGCGCAGCTATATGAAACTATGGCTCCGTTTTCACTTGGGACTAACCAAACCAAAGCCAATAAGAAGCGTACTCGAAAAGAAATTCTTACTAAATGGGAGAGAATGTTACGCTTTGCACCTATCGCAGAGGGTATGGGGATTCATGTTTCTGCAGCCTTAGGCGGAGATTCTTATAGCGGCCAACAAGTCTTTATTACGCCCGCAGAACGGTTAAAAAAGGCGAATGGACCAGCAGCTGAAAAACTAAAAAAACAACTAGATGAGCGCCGTGTAAAGATGGAAAAGCTTATCAATAAGTATTTAAGCAAACTTGCCCGAGATGCTATTTCTTTCGGTGATTCCTATGCACGTATTTATGGGAAAAAAGATATAGGTGTAATTGACCTCGTATGCAATGAGTATACATATCCGCCATTAATACAACCGTTCGAACAAGGCAGTAAGACTGTCGCCTTTTTTTGTTTAGATCCTCGTAATTGGCAAAAAACTATTACCAAACTGAATACTATTCAAATGGTACGTTTCAAAATGCCCCGTATGAGCAATATTGCTCAATATGAGCTTGTTGAAACTGGTCTTGTCACGAAAATGTTGGAGGGTGATGATCCAGATGAGCTACCAATCTTACCAGCGCATTTAGGCGGCTCATTTCTTTATGAGATTGAAGATATTTATGATGATGTAATCCTCGCTTTGGCATCAATGAATAGCCAGCAAATTGCAGATACCGTAAATCAGATGTTCTTGACAGTAAATATGTCAGGAATGCCGCCAGCACAACGTCAAGCCTATATCCGTGGTTTAGAAGGTTTACTCAAAAATCATGAGGCTTATGTCCGTGATGCTTTATCAGGTGGTGAAGCAGTCTGGAATACTGCTTTTCACATGCTTCCAGTATTTGATGAAAAACAAGTTCTAAATCCAGTGGGTGATATCAAGAATCAACGAAGCTCACCTATTAATATTGAACAGTTCATGATTAATGTCCGTTTGTTAATGGGCGGTATAGGTCTAGACCCAAGTATGGTAGGGTGGGCTGACATGTTAACTGGTGGTATTGGAGAAGGTGGAGCATTCCATACTTCTGCACAAATCATGCGTAGGTCACAAGACATTCGAACAGCAGCTTCCGAAGGGATTAATCAAATTCTTCACTTGGATTGGGGTTTTGCTTATAACGAACAATTTGAGCCTGAAGATTACCCTTGGCAAGTTGAATATTATTCAAACCAAACTGCAGCAGCTACGGAAGAAATCAACAATGCTCAATCAAGAATGAATACAACATTACTTAAAACACAAGTAATCGCATCATTGAAAGAATCAAATTTAGATGTAGATATTATGGCGTACATTCTTGAGCGCGATACAGGTATGAAATATGAGGAAGCATTAACATTAGCTGAAAGTATTGCTAAGAGCCGTAAATTTCCAGAGGATGAAGAATAATGGCTTTTTTTGAATACGAAACACAGAATAAAACTATAAATAACAGTTTTGGAAACGTTTTAAATCCGTTTAAAGATCGTTTTGCTAAAAATCCTGTCTTATGGTCTGGTCTAACAGTGGATCGAGCTGTTTCCCATTATCAGGAACTTTACGCATTAGGTACACTTTCAGCTGCACATTTTGGAATTGAAATTCGCCCGTACCGTGCAAACAGTAAAATTGCTCAAGCAAATATTCCAATTTTTGATCCTTCAAACAAAGTTGCTTGGTTAGCCAATAATGTAGATGTATCACTACTAGATGCCCAAACCGATGCAGTGCATGTGGGGCATTTTCAACTCAACCATGTAACTGGTAATGCTTCAAATGAGTTGAGCATTTCATTTATTGAGACTAAAGAAGCAGCTATTGCGAATAGTGCTAAAGCTATAAAAGAAATAATGTTTAATAAGGATGGTACTCAGCCGCCACCAATTGAATACTTAATGAGATTAAAAATATATGCTTTTGATAAAGCTGCAAGAAATCAAAACCAATTTGAAATTGAGCATCTAGTTTCACTTCAAGCAGGCAATTTGCCCCTTGATGCCTCTAATAAAGCACATGCCATTGTTACTTTAAATTTCATCAAAATGTTTCCCAACTTAAAATAAGCTATGGAACTCATTGCCTTTATAGATTCACCTACTTGAGAAAATATCCTCAAACTAAAATGAGGATAACTCCGTGAGTGTTAAATCAATTTTCATTCAAACACACGCACCACATCAAAGCCGATTAGTACATGGTTTTGACTCTATGGTGAATAGTGGTGCTTGTTCAATTGGGTTTATTAAGGGTGATTACCGTCAAATTAATGCTTTAGTCACTGAAGATTACACGGAAAATGATTTCTGGCGTGTTGTAAATTTAAAAGGTAAAAAGGGTGGGATAGATGCGTTTGATTCTGTTGCGGTATTAGGCGCTATCGATGACCAGCATGCAGCTGATTTAGCGATACTGCAATTTGGCCGAATGTTTGATGCTAGTGTTACAGATGTTATTGAAACAAATCAATTTGGACTTAAGCGCCATTTATCATCACAACAATTTAATTTGACGGGTTCAAAACCGATTCAAAGATGGCAACTAGAACAATTACAAAATGTTGTAGCAGCTGAAAAACCTGAATGGGATGGAATCAATTTAATTTCTCATGAGGGTGATACTTCTAAGTTGTTATTAGATATGCAACGAAATGATGATCACAGCCAATTATTGAGTAAATTTGATGGGTTACCTACACTTTTATCTAGTCTAGGCGTAGAAGAAGCGCTTTACGACTCTATTATCGTTGATTACCAGCATTTAGAGCAGCTGTCTGCAATTTTGCATCACTCTATGGATCAGTTTTCAAAAACTGGCGTCAAAATCGTTAACGTTACGGAAAGTAAGCCCTTTAAGCATAAAAAAGTCCTTCAAATTGCTCTTACTTATGATTTTGATGATGGCCAAAACTTCACAATCCTTTTTCATAAGCCAGATCGATTATCAAAAAAAATTAGTCCAGCAGATTCATTAATTTCATGGAAGATTTTAATGAACAATCGGGATATTACGGCTGCAATTCAGCCTAATCAGGGAGAAGGAATATCAATTCCAGTTCTCGCTGGTCGAATTATGAAGTTGATTAACCAAAATAGTAATCGTTTTAAGCGGTTACAATCTAAAAAAGCAGAAAAGGCCAAGGCTTTAGCAGATGCTGAACTACGTCTCGAGCAAAAACAAAGTCAATTAAATTCTTTAAGTGCAGAAATTTCCAATTTATTAAATGAATTGGATCAGTTGCAAAATACATTGTTAATCAAGCAATCTGAGGAAAATGAAGGAATCATTAAAGAGAATAGTCTCGATAATGAGTTACCAGATAGTATTTCTGATGAAGAAGCCGCACGTTTAAAAGCCGATTTAAAGCGTTTAAATGCTGATCCTGAATGGGCAGGTGAAGATGGTTTACGTTACCAAGCATTCTTTGAACGTATCAATAAGGCTCTAGAGGGGGACTCTGATGCGGTAGTTTGGGCACGTGAATGGATTTCTGATCTAGATGACCAGGCTTTGGCTCAACAGCAAGCAGAATTAGAAGCAAAAAAACTTATTGATGCCGAAAATGAAGCTAAACAAAAAAGAGATGAAGAAGTATTAGCAGCACGTACAGCTGGTATAGCTGAAAACAAAATGATGCAAGCATGGTTAGACACTTTGGAAAATCCTGAAGATTCTAACAACATAGACTTTATGGCTTGGGTTTCAGATCGCCGTGGTGAATTCTTAAAAAACTGGAATGGGGCCGAAGGTTCACCAGAATATTTAACAGCATTTTATGAATATTCAAGAGCATGGGCAGATGAACATTTAGCGGATCGCCTCAGTAATAAAGAGCCAGCCCAAAATTCAGATAATGATGAATTTAAAGAACTAAATGCTCCGACAGAAGTTGAAGATCTTCAGCCTAGTACGACAAATGATGAAGGTAATCAACTTTACCGTTCAGTAATTGAAGGGCAGGTTAAAGTTAATCTTGAGTTATTAGAGCAAATTCGAGATGAAGCAGAAAAAGACTTAAATGATCCACTTCTTATTCCAGCGGTGACAGAACTCTTGAATCAAG